ATACATCTTTGGTGTGTCACCTGATAAAGCAAATCTAGAAAAGATTGCGCAAATCTCTGAGACATACGGTATGCCTATGGGTTTGATACAAGCATCTAATATGCCTTTTTGGAAAGGTTACAGTAAAGTTATTGGTGTGTTTCCGTGGATTGGTAGCGCTTTTAAAAAACAAGCACAAGCCGTGGATGAGGGGTCAAGACAATATCTAGGAACTCTAGCTAATGGTATGGCACCGATGCAAACTATGACAATGTTAGGTGCAGACTTCCAAGCAATAATGGGTAAAAACTATGAGGCAGTAAGAAACGCTCAAACTTACATGTACGAAAACTTTGAAGAGTATGCAAAAAAATTAAAAGGCAAGAAAGTCATAAATATTTCAGGATTCAAAGAAGTAGCTAAAGATACCGCTGCACAATTTAAAGAGGCAATACCAGGCATGCAGGGTTATGGTGATTTTAGATTTCCTGGTGATGGCACTAAAAGAGCTTTCGGTACCTTTTATGAAACCATGAGCAGACTTGATGAAAATATTACCTTAGAACAAGCTGTCACCATGAGACAAATGTTTAATGATTTTATTACAAATTTTAAAACAGAATTTAAAGGTAAGATACCAAAAGAAGAGGCACAAGCCATTGGTAACTTAGCTTCAAGATTAGAATATGATATTTTAAATTTGAAAAATATAGACAATGCGGTCGATGAAACTGTATTTAACACTGCCCTAGCAAAACTTTCTGCAGCTAATGAGTATTTTGCACATACAATGCCAACCTTTGAGGGTGGTGTTGCTTCTAATATGAAACAAGTCAATGCAAATATATTTGGTCCAGGTCCTGATGTTGACAGAGGCTTAATGTATACAGATGAAATGTTTAGAATTATTTTTGGTAGAGCAAAGACAAGCAATGATGCTATGAAACACCTTATAGAATTATCACAAACCACCCCTGATCAAATACGTGCGTATAAAAAAGCAGGTAATGTTGAGGGTAAAGTTGTAGACATAGAAACCCTTGTAAAAGATATGGATAGAAACTCACCTACTTATGGAAAAATGGTTAAGAAAGTAGTGCCTATCATTAGTGCAGCACCAGACGCAGGACAGAAAAAAATTATTAGAAATCTACTAGACGATGCTATTGCATCATCGATTGAAGGTTTACCACCTGGTATCAGTGCATCACAATTCTTAAACTTAAAAGATGTTGCACCTGAAGTTATTCGAGCAAAGGGTTTAAAGAAAGCAGCACCAGAATTATTAGAGTTTAGTGAAGTTAGATTTAATCCAGATAACTTTGCTAAGTCATTAGGTTTAGATACTGCAGATGGACAGGAGATACTTGCAACAGCATTAAAAGGCACAAACATCTCAGTAAAGGGTTTACAAAGATTCCTAGATGCTGTTAGTGCAGCTAAAAGTTTTGAGATAAATGACTCTTCTACCTTCTTACAAAGACGATTAACATTGACTGGATTAAAGGGTATTATGCTACTTGGCGCAGGGACAGCAGCTGGTGGCACAGTCACTGGTCCTTTTAGTCCTGTGCTTACGGCCCTAGTTTTAAAATATGGTTCTAGTATTTTATCAAATCCAAAATACTTAAAAACATTTACAGAGTTATATGAAGATATGGCAAAGTTTCCAGGTAATATGAATAAAGCTTTAACTGTGTCAAGACGTAATGATATATTAGAATGGGCTTCAACTGTGTTGCCTACGGATGAAGAAGTTGAAAGAGAAGAATTTATTAGTGGTATAGATGAATCTATATTTAGTTTAATGCAAAAAGGACAAACAAAAATAGAAGCACAGAATGCAAGAGAACAACAATTAAATATGATGTCAGGTAATATAAATAAAGCGCAACAAAGAGTTACAGGTGAGTTGATGAATAGAATAAATCAAACTATGCAACCAATTAGTGCAGATGATACTCCACCTTTATTTACACCTGCTGCTGGTGCTCCAATGTCACCTCAAGTTAGAAATGAATTGGCTTTTGGCTCAGTCGATGATGCTATCACCGCACAAGGAGGCATAGGAAATCTATGAGCACAGCTTTACAATTTACATCAGTTTTTGATCCTGCGAACCCACCACAAAAAATGGCTAATGGTGGCATGGGTATGGACACCACACCTGTCGCTGCAAGTAAAGCTTTAGAAGCTAGAGGTATCAAAACACAAGCTATAAAAAATTTAGAAACACCACCTCCTGTATCTGTCTCTGATACTGGAACTAATACATTACCAGGACCTAGGTTCATGGAAAAGTTTGAAGGATTAAATGAACGACAAAAAATGGAAATGGATAAATTTTTTAATGAGTTACAAGAACTAGAAGATCGAGAGAAAAAACAATTAGAGAGAGATTTTAGAGATGATGTAATTAGAGAAAATTTACGAGAGATGTACAATCAACAATTCGGGGAGAGATTACAGGCAAAAGCTATGAGCCCAGATATGAATATGATCATGCGAGCACAAGATGATCGAACTGGTATAAATCAAATGATGTCATCACCAATTGCATTACTCAGAACAAAAGATTATAGTGGCATAGTATGATTGAAATTACAGATAGCCTGCGTGATCAGGTTCGTCACCATGAAGGTGTACGCACTACTATGTATTTAGACACACTGGGGAAGGCCACTATTGCTATAGGCCACCTTATACTTCCGCATGAAAGAGAAAGATATGCAGAAGGCGTAGAGATTACTATGGAAGAGGTAGAAGAACTCTTCGATATAGACTTAAACAGAGCAGCAGCGGGAGCTGATGAGCTGATAGCTGAGAAGATTGGACACGATCTACCTCAGGTTATAGGTGAAGTCTTGGTAAACATGTGCTTCCAGCTTGGAAAAAATGGTGTCTCTAAGTTTAAAAACATGTTTAGATGCATGAAAGAAGGTGACTGGGAAGGTGCCGCTTTTCAGATGAAAGACAGCCGTTGGCATAAGCAGACACCAAATAGATGTGAAGAACTTGCATCTATCGTTGCAAACTATAAAGAATAAGGGTAGGATTATTTATGGGTAGACCAAAAACACCAAAAGGCACATTGCCAAAACAGACAGACATATTACTAGATACTAAGGTAATTGACTTAACTACAGAAGTAGAAGTAAAAAACCCATTTCTTCGTGCGTTAGGTCAAAGTCCTAGGTATGTCAAATTTGGTCTAAAACAAGCTAAATTAAAACCTAAGGGGAAACCGTAATTATGGCAAATAGAAAACTAAGAAAAGCACCAGAGGGTAAAAAAGGCAAAGGACTACGTAAACTTCCAAAGAAAGTACGTAATAAAATGGGCTTTATGAAAGAGGGCGGTCTTGCTGAAGCTACCGCTAAGTTAAAAGCTCAAGGTCTTAAAGATGGTGGTATGAAGATTGTAAGAGGCACAGCTCGTGGTGGCGGTGCAGCTACAAAAGGTTTAGGCTACAACGAAAGACCTAACTAATCCAATCTTTTAGTTCATCACCCATAACTTGACTGGCTATGTCAACCTTGTTCTTAAGAGCAAGTAAAATCTTTTCATCTACCGTACCTTTACAAACAAAGTCAACATACGTTACTTTATTTTTCTGTCCTATTCTGTGGGCACGATCCTCGCTTTGTAATCTTATCTCAAGATCATAATTGTTTGAAAAGTACACAACAGTATGAGAGGCAGTAAGAGTAATTCCATATCCACCAGTCTTAGGGTTCGCCACAAGATACGTAAGATCATGTCCTTTGTCCTGAAAATTTTTGACAAGATCCATGCGTACTTTATTTTCTGTATCACCATAAAAAGCTGCAGTCGAAGTATCACCGTATTTCTCCTTTAGTTTTGTTGTTATCGTTTGAATATTGTGTCGATAGTTTGCCCAGATAATTACTTTACCACTGACCTCTTCCAACACATTGAATAGCTCATCATATCTTTTTGTAGGCAGGTCGTGGGTCTCACCTTGATCATTAATGGTAAACCCACAACATACCTGATGCAACTTTACAATCTGCGAGAGCCGGTTCACAGATGTCGTTGTTTCGTCATTGAAAATAAACATTGCGTTTC